TTATTGTCTATGGAGCACAACCGAGCGCTTCTTCGCAAAATATGACCGGAGCAATAGAAGTTGCAGAACTTGTAAAACAATTAGATGCTAATATTAAAATAGGATTCGTAGGCGGGCATGTAAGTGCATTGCCTGTCGAAACACTTGAGTTACATTCTTTTATTGACATTGCATTTACAAATGAAGGTGTACAAGCATTACACGATTTAAGTCAAGCTTCGGACTTAACAAAGTCCTTGTCCTACATCAAAGGTATAGCATATAGGGATGCAGAAGGTGTACATTTAAATGAAGCATCTATTCCTGTTTCTAGAAGCAACCTTGATATTATCTTGCCTGGAATAAATTGGAATAAAATAGATCCTAACAGTGGGTATAGAACAGCTGGCTGGCATAGTTGGACTAATAATTCAATAAAAGAACCTTTTGCATCTATATATACTAGTTTAGGATGTCCGTATAAGTGTTCCTTTTGTATGATTAATATTATTAATAGATCTAGCAATGATCAACTCGACGCATCTCATATGAATGGCTTTAGATTTTGGTCTCCGGAATTTACAGTTAATCAACTTGGTATACTAGCAGCTAAAGGTGTTAAAAATATTAAATTTGCAGATGAACTGTTTGTTCTTAATCCTAGACATTTTGTAAGAATATGTGAGTTAATCATTGAACGAGGCTATGACTTTAACATATGGGCATATGCTAGAGTAGACACTTGTAAACCAGAGCATTTAGAAATACTAAGACGTGCAGGTGTTAAATGGCTCGCATTAGGAATTGAGAATCCTGATATAGAAGCTAGAAAAATTATATACAAAGAAGGGTTTGAAGATGTAAACATTACTACATTGATTGCAAATATTCAATCGCATGGTATTGCAGTAGCAGGAAATTACATATTTGGATTACCAGGAGACACGCAGAAAAGTATGGAAAATACCTTACAGTTTGCTAAAGAAAACTTAACTGAAATGGCTAGTTTTTACTGTGCTATGGCTTATCCAGGATCGCCGTTATATAGACAGTCAAAAGCAAATGGAGTAAAACTTCCTGACCAGTATATAGGTTACTCGCAACACGCATATGAAACACAAAACTTGCCAACAGATTATTTGTCAGCAGCAGAAGTTTTAAGATTTAGAGATTATGCATGGGATAGATACAATAGCTTACCAGAATATGAGAGACTATTAGAAAAAAGATTTGGATTTCATGCAGTAGAGCAATTGCGTAATACAAGAAAGAAAACTTTAAAAAGAAAATTATTAGGTGATTGATGTCCAAGTATTATTTTAAGTATAGCCATTGGAATGAAATAGGGTACATTATGTATTTTTTAAAAAATGGCAAGGTTAATGTAGGAGAGCGAGGTAGCTTTAGTGTTAAACTTAACAATGATTTGTTCTATTTTGGCAAATCTTGGCCTAAAAAAAAATACTTAGAATGTTCTAACAGCATTGATGTTATTAATCAAGAAAATAAAAGTAAAATAGTTTTATCAACTCCTGGCGAAAAGATAGGTCCTAGCTTTTCAGATAATGATATAAAAAGATTTTTAGATAACGGTAATATATATCTTTCTGGCGCAAAATATTCTTTTGATCATAAAAATGCTATAAATGATTATAGATTAACTTTATTTTATTTTTATTATTATTTTGGTCATGAATTTTTAAATTTTTATCCATCTGACGTAAAAAATAATCTTGTTGGATGTTATCACAGACCTTTCCATATAAACGGAAAATTGTCTCAGACTAGACATATGATCTATGATAATATGAAAGAAATATTAAAAGAAGATCTTAAAATTTACAAATCGCATAGTAGTAATATTTCTGATGTTATTAATAGTTATGAAATATTCGGAGTTTGGGAACATAATCACATATCATCTTATACAGATTACCAAACTAGTGTTGTTAATATGTTATGGGAAACAATAGGTAACGATGTAGGTCACAATTGGGCTGATGGTGTCGATACAGACAGTAGATTTCACAGACAACATATATCGGAAAAAACATTAAAATGTTTGTTATATGGTAAAGCAAAAATATTTTTTATGCTATATACGACTCAAGATCAATATAAATGGCTTATTGACAATGGATTTTGGTTACTAAATTTTAAATTTCTTCCTGAAAATTTAAATGAGATTACACAAGATGACGCACAAAATTCTATATATAGCACTTGCAAATATCTAATCGATCTAAAAGAAAAATATAAAACTAATCATAATGTTCAAAAATATTTACTAGACAATTATGGTGAAAAAATAGAAAAAAATTATGAAAAATTAATTCGTATGATTACACAAGATGACGATATGGTATTAACATCAAAGTTTATAAATGCTTTAAAGGGATAAAATATATGAAAATATTAATCACAGGCGGAGCCGGATACTTAGGTTCTACAGCAGCAGAATATTTGTTATCTAAAGGATATGCTGTTACAGTATTAGACAATCTTATGTACAAGCAATTGTCTCTTTTGCATCTATTTAAAAACGACAACTTTTGTTTTGTAAAAGGCGATGTACGCAACAAAGAACTATTGCAAGAATTAGTTAAAGATCACGATGTAATAATTCCCTTAGCTGCTATTGTAGGAATGCCAGCATGTAAAGATAATCCTCAACTTACAGTAGAAGTTAACTACGAACAGATAAAGCACATTGCACAAGTGTTAACAGCAAAACAGAAATTGATTATGCCTAACACAAACAGCCAGTATGGTTCTAGTGAAGAAATTATCACAGAAGAAAGTCCATTCAAACCTCTTAGTTTGTATGCTAAAACAAAGTGTGACGCAGAAGATACAGTTATTGCTAGCGGCGGTGTTGCACTAAGACTTGCTACTGTTTTTGGAATTAGTCCTAGAATGCGCCAAGACCTGTTAGTAAATGATTTTGTTTATAAATCTTTTACGGATGGATATCTCGTTTTGTTTGAAGCGCATTTTAAACGCAACTATATACATGTACAAGACATTGCAAGAGCATTTGAGTTTGTAATAGAAAACTATGAAAAATGTTCAGGCGAAGCATTTAATGTAGGATTGTCTACTGCTAATCTAAGTAAAATGGAACTTGCAGAAAAAATAAAAGAACACATACCTGGTTTAGTTATTAAGCAGGACGAATTTAAACAAGACTTTGATAAACGAAACTATATTGTAAGTAATGATAAAATAGAATCACTAGGTTGGAAACCTTTGTATGATTTAGATTATGGTATAAAACAACTTATTGAAGCATATAGTATTGTAGTTACGCACAACAACAGGAGTTTTACGAACCTATGACATACAAATCAGAAAGAAGATATTTACAAACACTAAGTGAATTAATTGATAGACTTTCTATTGTACAATTAAAAGAAGTCTTTATACCAGAATACAAAGACGAGTACGCACAAGAGATTGATGATATTGTACACGACATACAACTTATACTAGATGAAAATAATTCAGTAGTTGATGCAAAAACTATTAGAGCTATAATAGTTTGCGCACAAATGAATTTGCATATCTGGCAAAATGAATCAAAGTTTCGTAGAGGCGAAAAAGAAGGAAATCTTGAACTTACTCATGGTCTGAACGGAATTAGAAATACAAGTAAGAATATTATACAAGAACTAATTGGTGGAAGAAAAGATTATAAAGTAGACTGTTTAGCAGCAGATTTTAAAGACTGGGAAATAAGTTGGCCGAAAGGAGGACAAAGTGATAAAACGAAAAACAGAAAAAGTAAATAAATCTATTTTATTTGCAGGATGTAGTTTTACTTGGGGACAAGGTCTGTATTATTATACAGGACTTCCTAGCATAGTTGAACAACCGTGGAACACCTACGATCACCGACTAGTAAATCACACACAAATTGAACACGCTGCAAGAATGAGATTTCCAAGACTGGTTGCAAATTACTTTAATACATCAGAAATAGTAGATAGAGTTAACGGCGGCAGTCATCAGAGTATTTTAAAGTGGTGGAATACCTGTTTTTTTAGTGATACTAATTTTGTGGATGGACACGGAAGGACAGATATTCCTTTAGAAGATATTGGTTTAGTAGTAATGCAACTTACTCAACCTCATAGAGATTGTATTGCTTTTGAAGGACCGGGTATTGCTTTTAATGAATTGTACAATGATATTCCTAAATTAAAACGTTTTATGAAGATACATGATATCAAAACACCTGATGATTATGTAAAATGGTATATTGATTATAGTCTAAGACCTATAGAACATTTTTTACGCACTTGTGAAGATAAGGGTATACCTACACTGTTACTATCATGGCCAAATGAAAATTTAGAATGGATTAGAAATAATCCTTGGATGAATGAACGGTTAATGACATTGACTTATAAAGGAATAGAATACCAAAGCATGGCAGACATGATGGACGAACATCAACCTGGTAATCAAGAATTAACAATAAGATCCGATTATGACTATTTTAATCAACCGCCCTTAGATGACCATCCATCAATGTTGTGCCATCATGTAATGGCTGAAAACGTTATTAAAACTATAGAAGATAGAAATTTGTTACAGCCGTTTACTAATTTACCGTCGTTTTCGCCGTTACTACATGTTAACATAAAACAAGGAATTTATCAAAATGAGTTATAAAGAAGAACTAACAAAGGCAATGACCTTTTTAGGTGATAAAAATGATACAAAGTTTATCGGACAACAAATTGTTTTTCCTGGTAATCCAATGAGTGCTACACTCGATAATGTCAACAAAGATAAAATGATAGAAACTCCAGTAATGGAAGAAGTTCAAATGGGGATAAGTCTAGGTATGGCAATGACCGGAATGAAAGTAGTTACCATTTATCCTAGATGGGACTTCTTAATAAGTGCAACAAATCAACTTGTTAACCATATAGATAAGTATGAACTGATGACAGGAAGCACAGCTACGGTTATTATTAGAGTAGGCAAAGGCGCCGATGAGCCATTAGATCCCGGACATCAACATAAGGGTAATTATTTTGAACAATTTAAGTCGTTATGTCCAAACACAACATTTTATGAATTTACATCTAGCGAACAGATATTTGATGTATATAAAAACGCATACGAGAAGGGAGGCATGCATCTAATGTTAGAATATCCGCAATTATATTCTGTATGAAAATTTTTGTAAACGGAACTTTTGATATACTGCATCCGGGACACATGGCATTATTTGAATATGCAAAATCCCAAGGCGACTATTTAAAAGTAGCAATAGATACTGACGAGAGGATAAAAGTAAACAAAGGTTTCGACAGACCTGTTAATAACCAAGACATACGCAGGCGTATGCTAGAATGCATTAAATTCATTGACGAAGTTAGTTTGTTTGGAACAGACGACGAGCTCATAAGTACTGTAAAAGAATATGGTCCAGATTTAATGATAGTTGGATCAGACTATGTAAATAAAAGAGTTATAGGAAGCGAATATGCAAAAGAACTGTTTTTCTTTGAAAGAGATGCAAGATATTCTTCAACAAAGGTCATTGAACGTATTAATAATAGGTGACGGTTGTTGTGATCTAAATCATTACGGCAAAGTAACTCGTATAAGCCAAGAAGCACCTGTGCCTATTTTTGATCTTATGTATACTGAAAGTGCATACGGCATGAGTTACAATGTTGCAGAAAACTTTAAAGCATTGGGCGTAAAGAATATTAATTTGCAAACTTATGTTGTAGAAAACAAACATAGGTATATTGAAAAAGGATCCTATAGGCAAGTTTACAGAGTTGATGAAAAGGTTAAGAGTCAAGAAGTAAAGTTGTCGTATGCTGGCGTATATGACTGTATAGTAATACCAGATTATGACAAAGGGTTAGTTCCTTATGATTTAATAGAAGAAATAACTAATAATGCAACTGTTCCGATATTTATTGATACTAAGAAACCTGATCTTGCAAGATTTAGAAATTGTATAGTAAAAATAAACGAACATGAGTATAATGATGCTATATCAGAAGCAGAAAGTTTAGTTGTAACCCGAGCTGACAAAGATGTGCTTGTTATAGAAAATGGTAAAACAACATCTACTCATCATGTAGAACCAATAGAAATAGCCGATGTAACCGGTGCAGGAGATAGTTTTTTTGCAGCCTTTGTTACATATTATATGTTAACTGATAATAAAGAAAAGGCAATAGAATTTGCAATAAAGTCTAGCCAAATTTCTGTACAACATAGAGGCGTATATGCTCCGAGATTGGAAGAAATATGCAAAGACTAAAAGGACATGTAGAAAAGGGTTGGGGTAGTGAATTAATATTTGCTACTAACGACTTATACTGCGGTAAGTTATTAAATTTTAACACAGGTGCAAAGTTTAGTATGCATTTTCATCGAGAAAAGGACGAAACTTGGCATGTACTATCAGGACATTTTGAAGTCCGTACGATTGATACTAGAACAGCTGATATAGAGGTACATGAATTACGTGTAGGAGATTCGTGGCATAATCCTCCATTGCTACCGCATCAAATAATTTGTTTAGAAGCAGGTACACTAGTAGAGGTTAGTACACCAGACAGTGTTGAAGATAATTACAGAGTTGCCAAAGGAGATAGTCAAAAATGAAATATGTAGTTGACATTGACGGAACAATATGCTACACTAAAGACAGTGATTACTATAACTCAAAACCTAACTACGAACATATAACTAAGATTAACGAATTATATATGGACGGACATACAATAGTTTATTGGACAGCCCGAGGAGCTAATTCAGGTATAGACTGGACAGCATTAACTAAAGAACAGTTGTTTTCTTGGGGAGTTAAGTATCATAATTTGTGGATGCAAAAACCTCATTATGATGTGTGGGTAGACGATAAAGCTGACTGGATATTTGATGTATGACATTGTTTTTATAAGTTATAAAGAACCTAATGCTGCTGAAAATTATGCTGCACTAAAAGAACGATTTCCTATGACTAAGCCTGTTGACGGAGTAAAAGGAATACATCAGGCACACATTGCTGCTGCAAAGAAATGTTTTACTAAAATGTTTTGGATTGTTGACGGTGATGCACAGGTTTTAGATTCCTTTAATTTTGATTATGAAGTTCCAGATCATCAGTTAGATCATGTACACGTTTGGCGCAGTAAGAATCCTATAAATGGTTTAGAGTACGGCTACGGCGGAGTAAAACTTTTTCCTAGACGTATGACAATAAACATGGATACAAGTAAACCTGACATGACTACAAGTATTAGCGACAATTTTCGAGTAATGAACGAAATAAGTAACATTACTGCATTTAATACAGATCCGTTTAACACTTGGAAAAGTGCATTTAGAGAATGTGCAAAATTATCAAGTAAGTCTATACAAGGACAACTTAATATTGAAACTGAAGACCGATTGGCGGCGTGGCTAAATCCTATTTCAGATGCACTTTATAGAAATGAAGCAAAACGCGGCGCCCAAGAAGGCAGAGAATACGGAGAAAAACACGCACAATCACCGCAAGATTTGCGTAGAATAAATGATTTTGATTGGTTGTATGAACAATTTTCAAACAATACCCTGGGATAAAATTACCCAATTTGGACAGAAGACACTCCTAAAGAGCCATCTTTTCACAGTTTCTTGGATACTGGCTAGATTTTGTAATTATTCATGCAGTTATTGCTGGCCATACGCTAGATCTAGTACCCCTGACCACCAAGATCTAGAATTGTACTTACACACACTAGATAGTATCAAGGCACAGGCAAGAGATAACGGTTTTACAGATTTTCATTTTTCGTTCAGCGGAGGCGAGCCTACAGCGTATAAATACTTTGGGGAGATCATAGATCATTACTGTAGGGATACAGCACCCGAATACCAAAGTATTCATATGACCACAAATCTATCACCAGGTGTGAAATGGTGGAACAAGTGGATACTTAACACAGACACACTGCAAAGAAAAAGCATCACAGCGAGTTACCACGCTGAGTTTGCTAATGAACAGGAGTTTGGAGATAAGTGTCTCTTATTAGCTGATAATGAAGTATTTGTTACAATCAATCAAGTCATGGTGCCAGAAAGGTTTGAGGAACTTTACGAACGCTGTGAACGATTTGCCGCCCGAGGTATTAATGTCACTCTCAAACCACAATCCGACCCCACTGCCTCCTTCGTGGTACATGGATATACACCAAGCCAACTTAGACAGATGCAAACAGGATTCCCCCAAAGAATCCCAGATAGATATAAAAAAATAATTCCTTTATACCAAGTAGAATTACAAGATGATGCAGGTAACATATATAATGTTGATCAAGCCGAGCGATTCAATGCCTTTGGTTTTAATAAGTTTAAAGGATGGACTTGTAATGCAGGATATCAAGGATGCGTTATAAGAGGTAATGAAGTAAAGCGGAGTTATAGTTGTAGTGAAGAACCGTTAGGCACACTACAAGACGGTTTTACGCTGTTTAAGGCACCATCTAAATGTGTTACTGATACTTGTGTAAGCAGTGCTGACTCAAAGATTCCTAAGGTAAAAATATGAAAGTTGAAATAGAAGATGTATTGTTTTGGATGGATGCAATCCGTAATAGCGAAGATAGATATCGCACACTCGAAAGTTTTTGGAAAGGACAAGTTCGAAGTAAAGTTTGGCTTAGTGATCATTTAAACAATTGGTACATAGGTTTAAAAGATATAGTAATATTCGGAGGGTGGAACGGAGTGTTGGCAAGTATTCTTTTTAATGCTCGTCCGGATATTAAAAGTATTATTAGCGTTGATATAGATCCTACTTGCGAAGAAATTGCAAACACTGTAAACAAGCGTTATGAAATGGAAGGCAAATTCAAAGCAGTAACCGCTGACATGTGCAACTACAAGTACGATGCACATTTAGTAATCAACACAAGTTGTGAACATATTAATCAACAGCAGTATGAAACTTGGTTAAGTAACATACCAGAACAGGCTATGATAGTATTACAGAGTAACGACTATTTTGATTTAGATGAGCATATAAGATGTGCTACTGACTTAGAAGACTTCGTAGAAATGAGTAAAATTTATGTTACATGGAAAGCAGAGTTGCAAACTGAAAAGTATAAAAGATTTATGCTTATTGGTCAAAAAGTAATAGATTGATCTTTAAATTTGTTAAAACTTTGTTCTAATAGCGCATTATGTTTTTCCACATCAATTATTCCACCGATTGCTACCATGACCTTTCCTGGCCCAGCCATTGTAGCACCGTGATAGTATTTGTCGTGTGATAAACAAAACACAGGATTACCTTTATCTATTTTAGGATAAATTTTATCACCGTTATCATTTTCAGAAAGAAAAAAACTTTTGTATTCGTGTTTTGTAAGTAGTATATTATAACGCTTTGGGTCTAATAATTTTGTATCATCGTCGACTATTTCAAAATCTTCTCTATCTTTATGAATCGGTACATCACTTGTTTGTTCTAATGCCATTACTAAACTTAGTTGTTTATACGGTAATTGATCTATAACGGAAGCAATTTGCGGAAATTTAGTATCAAAACTATCGTAGTATTGTCCAATGCTATCCATTAATACACTTGAATGTTTTTTATGGTATTGATATATATCGACGTCATTCCATTCGTCTCTTAGCATTCTTCCAAATATAGGATAAGTTTTCCATAATCCACTAGCACACGGCATGTGATCTGAAATAGCTCCTATTGCATGAAAATGTTCTAATATTTCAGATTCGTTAGGTAAATCAACTTCTATGTCGATTGGCAAGTATGCAATATTGTTAAACAATTCTTTTCCTTTAAATTTAACAAGTCTATTTATAAATATATCTTGTTCTTTTCTTAAGAGATTTAATTTTTTTTCTATATTTAATTCTTAAATATATTGATTTTAAAAATGCAAACATTTTATTCTTTCAGATATGTGTTCGCTTATTAACTTATGAGCATTATGTGAAAAATGGTAATGAGGCAAATAGCAATAATTACTAATTTCTTCTAAAGACTGCTCTGATAATTTAAAATGATTCATATCATTAAGTAACATATTTTCTACTGAACTTAAATCAAAAGAATTATCTGTATGTGTTATTGTAATATTGTCGTTAACTTTATAATGATATTCGCCATGTGGTTGATTTAGTTTAGACGATGAAATCGGCAATACATAACAAATTATATTTTTTAAATTTAATTTATGTATTGTGTAAAGTATAGACATATAGTCTTCTTGCATAGTTAGAGATTCGCTAAAAAACTCAAAAAAGTATTCTTGCAAAATATTATTTTGCGTTCTAGATAAAAAATGAATAGGTTGAGTAGGTTGTAAAACAACACTTCCAGCTTCAGTTTGAGAATAAGTCAACAACATTCGATTATGGGTTGTTATTTGTATAATTGCTATAGTATTTGTGTAATAATCTTTAGGAAAATATTTTAATGTTCGAAGAGCAATTTCTTTGTTAGAAATTCCTTGCTCAGCAATATTATCGACTGGTACTTGTAAGTTTTTACTTAACAATGACGGATATGCAAATTTTTTGTTATACGCAACAATTTCTTCTCGAGGTACATTCTGTTTAATATTTTTAGTATTAAATGCATTTAATTTGTCAAATACAACACTACCTTTTTTGTGTGAAAAATTTACTTTTTGATTTTCAGGTGTTGATAATTTAGAATATTCTGGAATATTTTTTTCTTCCCAAAGTTCTATACCAGCAGTTACGCTGCAACCTGAAATGACTATTTTTTCCATCATAAAATATTTATATTATGGTTAATACAATTTTAGTAAATCAGGTTTTGACTTATCGTATTCGATGTAAGGTTTATAATTATATCTAGCAGGAACTTTATCTGGAAGTTCTAAACCTTTGTTAGTTGCAGTATCTCTACGTATTATTTGATGTAGGAAATTTGTTATACCATCATGTGGAACAAAATAATTCCAAGGCCCTGTGCGTAATTCTTCCATATCTATATTAGTTTCGTCACACCATTGTATTAGTCTTACTATTTTTCCTTCAATGTCTACCATCATATGGTAGATATTGTTATCTGCAGGGTTTATATCAATAAAGCTTTTATTGTTTTTTTCGCACCATTCCTTAGCAGCATAATATAAGGTGCTTAGTCTATAAACATTCTGTGTTGCATTTCTGCCTATTTCGCTTCCTAAGCGCACTCTGAAAGTGTGGGGATGCCACGGTGAATTAATAATTTCTTGTAGGATATCAGGTAATTCGTTCATTTCTATCATTGTATAACTAATGTACCCCATATCTAAATCTTGTTCAAAGATATTGTTAATTGCAGTTTCTTGTTTATTTCTAATTACTTTATGATTATGGTATGAAGGATGATTTAATCCTACGTTTACAGAAACTAATCCTGCTGCTTTTGATTCTTTAAGCCATCTTGTATTATTAAATCGAATGCCATTGGTCATTACAGCCGGATGCAGAGTTTCGTGTATTTCGCTTACTTCTGCACACAGTTGTGGAAAGTCTGGACGTAAAGTAGGTTCAGCTCCTGCTAATATAATTCTATGTATACCGTCTCCTGGTTTATCTATGGGAAATGTTTTAATTGTATCTATTAATATTTGTCTATTTACATCTGCTGAATCGTTATCAGGCAAATGATAGCAATGGGGACAATCTAAATTACATCTGTCTGTTGTTTCTATTAATAAACCTCCAGACATATTAAAACTAGGATCTTCCATAGATTTCATCAAACCATAATAAAATTCTGCACTAGTTTCTATTATATATTTTTGAACCCCATGTTCATTACAATATTTAACTAGATAAATCATTCCGTCTTCTTCCATCCTATAGGCAGGAATATGACTATGGCAATGATGACAAAGTGAAACTGTAGGATCTAATATTTTTCTGTTACCAATGTACTTAAAGATTTGATCAATGGCTTGTTCTGTAAATTGTGTCAATGAAAACTACCTTCCTCTACCTTACTGTCTACTAAACTTACTGGCTGTAATGATTTTTCTTGTTCTTTAGTAATCTCACTTGTACTTATGTGTTTATAGGGATTGGTGGTATTATATAGATCGGTCTTATGTAAAAACTTTTTATACATTTGATCTGTTTGATGGCTTACTTTTGATCTATCTCTAACTTCGTATACGCAATCATATTCGGTCCATCTATCAATATCAACGGTACTATTTACAAAGTACGGATACTCTTTATTTTCGTCTTTCATAAATGCATATTGTAAATCTTCTATACACTTAGGTAACTGAATTAATTTATTTGCAATCTTAATTACTAAATTAATCACATAATCTTTATGAGCAAAGAACTCTTGAGTACCATAACTTTCTGGTAACGTAAGGGCTACAATATTTCCCCACTTACTCTCTGGAGGAATTTCTCCGTTTACTAGATATGCAAGCATTATTTCTTCCACATCTTTTTGTAAACCTCCGATCCATTCGTCTGATTTTATTTCTTCGTACATAAAATCGTAAAATTCTCTATAAGAAACACCTGCAATATTGTTAAGATATTGTGCAACTATTTGACTATATCCTGCATAATGAAATTGAGTTAAAACCCAACTAAAACTTAAACAATCTGCAAGATCTTGTGAAGATGCTGTATTAGTAGCACTAACCATTGCAATTACTTCTTCACTACCGTCTTCTTCGTCCCAAATCCTTTCTTCAGGACGTCTATATAGGTCTTTAGGATGTATAAGCTTTATTCCGTATTTTTCTTGATATGCAGGGTCATCCATTTCGCTATTAGGTATAACAGTTGCTAGATATGTTTTTACACTGTTATGTTGTCCTAACTCTAAAAGTTTCATAAGACCATTAATATATGTATCTTTAGTTTCATAGGGTAATCCTAGAACTAGTTCGGTATAATGACGTATTCCGTGTTTATTACATTCAGCATAGGTTTTTTCGATATTATTTAGACCCATATTAAATCTTTTAACAGCCTTTAGTGTGTCAACGTTTAAACTTTGTATAGCAACTTCTAAACCATAAGTCCATTCTTGAATTATTTTTTCCATTTCAAAACACGCTGGATTAAGATTTTTTGCATGGTTAAATGTTACACGTCGAATGTTACTTCTTGGATCTAATATTGCTTTACGTATTAGATGTGCTATCTCTACATCACGTTCTCGTAATATACCGCTATTTGCATCAATAGGAAAGATCCAATGTATATTATGAGTTATTGCCCATTCTATATCTGCTTGTACTCTTTCAAAGGCAAAAGTTTTTAATTTATTTAAATAAGATGCACCCCATCCGCAGAACGTACAATGATAAGGACATCCTCTATTTGTTTCTAACATCATAAACCAAAACACGCCAGGATTGTCAGCAATTATTTTATCAAAAAATCCAGTAACATACGGACTAGGATAATCTTCAATTTCTTTTTGTCTCGGATTATTCCAATATCTATCTAGAGATTCGTTGTTTAAAATTTTATGTAACAACTCTGCCCATTTTTCTTCGCCCTCACCGAACATTGCTACATCGATAAATTCGTGTTTTGTCCAATTTTCGTTTACACTTGGACCACCAAATACAATGATACATTCGGGCCAGCGTTCTTTAATTCTTTTAGCACAAGTAAGATTCCAATTTTCATTCCATACATAACAACTAAAAGCACACACTACCGGATCTTCTATTCTATCCAGTACGTCTTTTTGTCGCTCACGTTTCCATATTACATCTTTTAACTCGTAATTATTCTGTATATCTTCAAATTGATTACAATACGCCCAAATACATCCTACACTATACGGTAAATAATGTTCGGGTCGTGTGCCTGAAGATATTTCTGGTTGAAATAGATAAACATTTTTTTTCATCAACAGTATTTAGTGTTAAATACGTTGGAGATATTATATATGACCCCAAAAATATTTTTTCCCTTTACAGAAAATAACAATAATTCTGACTATAATATTGTTTCGAGATATACAAAGTTTGGTTATATTAAAGACGGAAAGGACTTCTTAGACACAAGTCTTGGTAGTTGTGGTAGTTTTATGTTAGGATTTGATAGAACTGACATTATTGATTATGTATCCAACCGTTCAAAAGAAATACCATTTGTAAGTGGGGAATACCTAAGTACAACTGATGCAGTGTTAGAACTTTCACAAAAGTTATACGATATGACAGATGGATATTACAGTTTTTATAGTTTATCAGGTAGTGATGCAGTTGAGGGTGCTGTAAAATTAGCAGCATTATATCATCAATGTAACGGTAATATGCAAAAAAATAAGATTATCGGAGTAACAGAAAGTTATCATGGTAGCACTTATCTTAGTTCTAGTATAAGTGGCGGTAGTTTTATGACTCGCACACTAGGACGCAATCAATTTTGTAAAAGTGTATATAGAGATGATAATGAAAACATTTTATTTAATAATTTACAAAATGCATTAGATGCAGATGACATAAGTTGTGTTGTTATGGAAAGTTGTAGTTGGCTTGGAGGTGTAACACCATACAGTGACAACTTTTGGAAATCTCTTAAATTGTTATGTAAGTCAAAAGATATTTTGTTAATTATTGATGATATTGCTATGTGTGCTGGAAAATTAGGAAAACTAAAAGGATTTAATGTAGACCCTGATATATTTGTAATGGGGAAAAGTTTGAGTGGTGGTTACTTTCCTCTTAGTTCGTGTTTAATGACTAAAGAAGTTTTTAATACAGTAAAAGATGAATTTTGGAGTCATGGCTTCACATATAGTTTTAGTTTAACTGGTATATATAGCACATTAAAATATTTAGAAATTATCGAAAAAGAAAATATATTTGAAAACTATAAGTATTTAAAACCAAAAAGCAATCTTATGTTTAGTCAACTAGTAGAAGACGGTATTGTTGAAAGTTATACTTCGTACGGTTTATATTATAACTTAAAATTTTTTCCTGTAGATAACATACCGTTAGCACAAAAAAAATTCTTTGAAAACGGTTTAAATGTAGGTATACAAAACTACGAATGGAAAGGTTTACGTGTTGTAATTCCATTGACCGCAGACAATGAATATTTTAATCAATTAGATACTAGATTACGCAACGCTTTAGACCACTACGTTTAATATCTAATGTCATACAATGTATTCCTCCTGCCCAAAACATTCCGTGACGTAGTTTACTTACGTGACAGTTAATATTATATTCTCCTAATTTAGCAAACACTTCTGGCTGTTCGGTTGCAAATATAATATTATTTGGATCTACTACTAAAACATTTGCTTCAAACGCTACTTCTTGACAATATCCTGTCCATTGATCAAACCAATCTTCTAACCAATTATAAGAAAACGGATCTACTTTATTGTTAGTTTCTTCTATAAAATTTTTATAATCGAATCTTTCAAATAATCCATCTAGTAATATTAATTCTTTATTACGTAGGCATTGCGGAACCCAATGTTCGTCCATACATATTACAGTGTTATCGTTAGGCATGTAAAATCCGTGATCTATATGACCCCAACTATCGACATATGTATCTTCATTGTGTATAAATTCAGCATCAACGTTACGTTTTATCCATTCTAACCCTAACTGAGTGCCCGGACCTTGATTATTTACAATAATATCTTTGCCTGCTTTAAACATTGTAGCAGTATGCCATAATAATGTGTAGTTTAAACGATTATGGTAAATGTCCTGCCCGTCTAGATACCATTTTTCGTTATTATTTAGATTGTTTAAAATCGGCGGCGGAAGACTTAACCAATTATGCCCTTGCTTAAACAAATCTTTAAATAGGCTATAGTAATTAAATCCGTCAAAGTACCTATCTGGTAAACTAGTGTATGTTTGATATATAGTTTTATCGTATACAAAATATTGATCTCTCGGGACAATAGGATTAGTTGCGTTTAAAATACTAAAATTATGTAAATTAGACTTTTGTGGAAATATTTTAGGTGTTGGTCTCAAAACTTTTGTGTTAAATGATGAAATTAGTGCTGCTAAATTGTCTAAGTCTTCTTTTGTTTCTTTTAATATTTTTTCTAATAATGGTTTTGCCTTAGGATCGATACTCCAAGTGTCTGGCACTTCAGTTAGACAATTTCCAACAATACATAATTCTAAAGGATCCCAGTTTGTATATATACTCATAATTCTATTTTCTTTTTAATATAGCGTTGTAAAAAATCTTCCAGTTCTTTGTTAGGCCATTGATTATAATGTTTTTGTTTTTTTTGAAGATCTTTAAAACTTAAATTCATTAATCCATGATCTCCCCAGTGCCAAACACTAACGCCCATATCAACTTTATACTGTTTATATATTGTATTACAACTTTTTACTGCCCAGTCAAGATCCATGTAATCATTTTCCCAATCTAATAATTCGTCAGCATATTTTAGAGAACTCACAGCATGTAAAGATTCAGAAGGTGTTTTTCTTCTTCTGTATCCTAATGCTTTCCAATTATTACTTATAAAACTTAATTTTGAATCCATACTACTTAACGGTATTTCTAATGCATAAGTAGCACTTATGTCTCCTTTAGATGTCCAATTTTTCATAAGCCATTCAATGCCACTTTCCCAAGTTTCTTTAGTTTCAAACGGTAATCCACACACCATATTAATATTGCCTCGATATGGTTCTATTGCATCAAACCATTCTCGTATTTCGAGTAAGCCTTCTTTTACTTTTAATGGATCCATTCCTTTCCCTACACTAGAGCCAGTTTTTTTATTAAACGTTTCTATACCATACATATGCCCAAATACACCTAACCGAGACAATGGATCCCATGTATCTTTATTAGCAATTAATAAATCTGCTCTCATAAATCCGTGCATTCTTAATTTAAAATTTAATGTATCAGCTACATTTGCATATTTTTCTATCATAGATTTATCTTGATTTAATGTTTCGTCTGCTGTATAATAATTTGTCACACCAAATTTATCATAAGCATCTCTAACAGTGTACTCAAAGTCAGAAGCAGCAGTTGAGTGATCGTCTTTTACGCCTAATATAGGATAATTGCAAAATTTGCAGGAAAATTTACAACCTCTTGTAAATTCTATGGTAAGCCACTCCCAAGGTTCTATAAGATCTCTATGTTCGTATATAACACCTAGTTCGTTCATCGGAAATGCAGGGTAAGTGTCATTAGCAAGAATAATTTTTTTATTTTCCCATCTTGTGTCAAACTTGATAGTTCCGTTGTTTTGAAAATAATTAGCTAATTGTATTATTGCTTTTTCTGCATAACCTACAGTATAATAATCTATTGATTCGTTATTAAATTTAGGATATGTATGACTGCCGTAAATAATTTTTATTTCTGGATAATAATCTTTGATCCAATGTGATAACATATCTATATTCTCTGGCCAGTTACCAAACCAACACCCAAATCCTATAAACTTTGTTTTTTTATGTATTCGTGATTTAATAAAATTTTTTAGTTGTTCTAAAGTCCAAAAACTAGCAAAGTCTACAACTTCTATATCCCATCCATTATTCCTAAGGTAATGTGCAATACGATGCGGTCCTAGGAATCGATGGGGCATCATATCGTGTACACCGAATATTAATGCATGGTCCATTATGTTCCCCAGGCTATTTTTTTCTTTTTATATCTTTCGTAAAATGCATCAACAACACCGTTTTGGTTATGGTGTAAATCTGATTTTATTATTTTAGATATAGCCCTATTATCATTTTTCAAAAGTAAACTATAATCGCTAAAGTGCCAAGAACCTACACCGTTTGTGGGGTTTAAAACACGGTATGCTTCCCCCATTGCCCATATAGCCCATTCTATATCCATATAATCATTTTCCCAGTCTAACAAGTCTTCAGTAAACATACCACCGCCCATAGTCAGTAACTTCTTTTGTTCAGTTCCGCTTTGTAACTTTGTCTTTCTATCTCGGTAACCCATATCCTTCCAACTTCGTGTAAATAAACTCGGCTTTGCATCACCAGTAGGTAAAGGAATTTCTAGTCTGTTAAATGCAGAGAATTCACCTGCCCAATTCTCTTTTAACCAGTCTACACCTTTCCAAAAAGTTTCTTTAGATTCATACGGTAGTCCAACAATCATACTAATATGACCTCTATAAATACTATTAGCCCTAAAATAATCTTTAATTTTTATTAAGCCTTCTTGTAATTTTTCAGTTTTCATTCCTTTACCTATAGTAGCACCTGACTTTCGATTAAAAGTTTCTATGCCATAATGATGACCGGTAATTCCAGTATCAACCATCATTTGCCAAGTATCGGGTTGTGCAATCATTAAATCAGCTCGCATAAATCCATGTGCTTGTAATTTAAAATCCCAAGTGTTTGCAACATTTGCAAACTTTCTCATCATTTCTTTATCTTGATTTATTGTTTCGTCAGCAATGTAATAATTCGTAATGCCAAATCTATTATAAGCATCTTCAATTTGTTTTCTAAAATTTTCTGCACTTATACTATGATCTTCTTTAATACCTAGAATGGGAAAATTACAGAATTGACATTTAAATTTACAACCTCTTGACAACTCTATAGTAAGCCATTCCCATTCCTCTAAAAAGTCTCTATCTTCGTAGTATGCTGCATACGTCTTCCTAGGCCATGCAGGATAGTCTTCATTAGCGTCAATAACTTCTTTGCCTTTCCATCTAGGAGAAAATTTTAAATTACATGGTTTTCCTAAAATGTCCTTTACAATTTCTAATATAGACTCTTCGCCGTATCCTACACTATAATAATCTATAGGTGATTCTCTTGTGTGAGGAGAAGACATACTACCATATACTAAAGGAATGTGCGGGTAAGTTTCTTTAAGCCATATTGTAAATGTTACTATTTCATCGGGCCATGTTCCGAACCATGCTCCGAAACCAAAAAACTTTATGTTTTCGTCCATTCTATTTTCAACTAAACTTTTTAGTTCGTCTAAAGTAAAATAGTAAGAATAATCTACAACTTCTGCATCCCATCCTTCTTGTCTTAGAAATGTACATATTCTATGAGGACCTAAAGGACGATGTGTTCCGGCACGATGAACGCTAAAAATTATACATTTATTCATAAGTTTATTTTATTCCGTTTATATCTTTCGTAAAATGATTCTAATTCTCTATTCGGACTAGGGTTAGAACTTTTATTTAATTTTGATATCTTATTTAGATCATCTGTAACTAATCCGTAATCTCCGAACTGCCACATATTTATACCATTTACTGATGAAATTCTTTTATTTGCTATACTAACAATTTCATCGGCAGTTTCTAAATTCATATAATCGTTTTCCCAATTTAGTAAAGATCGACCGTACCCAAAGTTTTGTTCTATATTTTTATGATAAGGTACTGTTGCTTCTCTATAGCCTAATTTTTCATAGTTAAGAGATATGTACGACAATTTTACATCCTTATCGTCAGTAGGAATATCTAAAGAAAATATAGTTGTATTTTCTCCCTTCCAATTATCGTAGCACCAATCTACTCCTGCATTAAATGAGTCTATGCTTTCATGTGGCAATCCGCATATTAAACTTATTACTCCTCGATAAGTGTCATTCGACTTAAACCATTCCCGTGCTTCTAGCAAGCCATTTTTTAATTTATCAGGATGCATTCCTTTGCCAATACTACTACCAGATTTTTGATTAAATGTTTCAACCCCGTAGTAGTGGCCATAAAACCCTAACCTATTTAAAGGTTCCCACTGTTGCTTTTGCGCTACTAATAAATCAGCTCTTATAAATCCGTGCATTCTAGGTTTAAATTTTAGTGTATCGGCAACACTTGCAAATTTTTCTAATTTGTCTGTACTATCATTAAAAGTTTCGTCAGCAACATAATAATTAGTTACACCAAATCTTTCGTAGGCATCCTTTAGTTGCACACCAAAGTCTTCGGCATCCCTACTATAATCGCTTCTGACTCCTAGTATAGGAAAATTACAAAATTTACATTTAAATTTGCATCCACGAGATAGTTCTATACTTAACCACTCCCAGGATTCTATAAAATCTCTATCTTGGTATATAACATTAAGAGACTTCATTGGGTATGATGTGTAAACATCTAATGCAGAAACAACTTTTTTATCTTTAAATCTTTCATCAAATTTTACTTCGCTATTTGATAAAAGTTTTACTATTGCATTTTCTCCGTAACCTACAACATAGTAATCTATACTATTAGAGTCAAACCAAGGATAAGAATGACTACCCCAAATTATCTTTACATCAGGATATGTTTCCTTAATCCAGGTAGTAATAGACTCGTAAGTTTTTGTCCAAACGCCAAAAAATGCACTAAATCCGCAAAATTTTGTTGCCGAGGTTATTCGTAAAGCACAGTATTCTTTTATTTCTTCGATGCTAAATTGCTCTACAAAATCTAAAACTTCTATATCCCATTCTTGTTCTCGCAAGAAAGAAGCAACACGATGAGGACCTAACATTCTCCTAACTGTTGGTAAACTTGTAATACTGAATAATAGACCGTGGCTCATAAACTGCCAATCCTAGCATAGAGAGATATTTCCGTCATATAAATATTTATATGAACCTACAATCCGAGACATTCGACATTGACATCTTTGCAACTAAAATATATAAAGCAAGATACAATAAAAGTATAAAAGATATAGAAAGTGTGCTCTTTGAAGTAGTGAATTTCGATCAAGTATTAAAGAACAATCAAGGATCAATGAGAGGCAATGGTATATGTTCTTACGTCCATAAAAGAGATTTACAATACGATCCAAGGTTTTCTGATGTAGTAGAATTTATTACAAATAGTTGTAAAGAATATTGGAAAAATTGCGGATTTAATTCAAAATATATTCCTATTATAAAAGAAATGTGGTTTAACATTTACAACACGGATAGCCATATAGATTTACATAATCACTCTCCTATGGTTACAACTTGTAGTTTTTATATAAAAAAACAATTAAACAACAGTAATCTTGTATTTGAAAATCCTTTATCTACGTTACTCAAACACCAACCTTATAGCATTGATAAAGAAACATATCATACACTTTTTGAAAATGAAATAAATGCAGAAACAGGTGATATTGTATTATTTCCAGGATGGTTAAATCATAAAACGCTTCCTAATAAATCAACTGAACAACGAATAATGATTGGTGCAAATATATGCAGCGGCGTTTAGAACCCCAATTGATGCTTAAAGATTATAGTGTAAAAGCATTTGCAGAAGCAGATAAAACTCCTACACGAAAATTATTTTTAAAATTACTAGACGACTATTTTAGTCCTAAAACGTTTAATAATGTTTTAGATTTGTGTTGCGGGCCTGCCCAGTACACAATAGACCTAGCAGAAATGTTATACTGTCAAATTGATGCAATTGATGGTTCGTCTCCTATGCTAGATATTGCAAAAACAAATATAGAAGAAAGCGGTTTAGATCATTGTATTCAACTGCATAATTTACATTTACCTTTTATCACTGATAAAAAATATGATCTTATAGTATGCGTAAATAGTTTGCATCATTTTCACAATCCTAAGGACTTTTGGATTACCTTAAAACATCATTCTAAAAAAGGCACAAGTGTACTAGTAATTGATTTAGCAAGACCTAAAACAAGTCCGAGTAAAGTTGTAGAATATTATAGTAGTAACGAATCGAGATATTTTCAAAATGACTTTTATAATAGTTTACATGCTGCATTTACTAAAGAAGAAGTACAAGGACAATTATATAATCTTGGTTTAGACTTAAATGTTGAATATCAACCTTCTGCATTAGATGGTTTTGGAATGATAATAGTCTGGGGAGAATTATGATAGAACATATTATAGAAACAGATGGTAACAATACACCTCTTTTCGTAAAAGGACTTACTAGTGGGTTTAAGAAAAATCAACCTAGTATAAAAATTGGAGCAGCCCGCGGCACTCATGAAAATCCTCAGATAGTACAGCAAGGAGATCAATTAGGTACTTTAAAGTTTAACGCATATACAGGCGCTGCTGGCGAACCTTATGGAAATGCTGCATTTATAAGTGCAATAGCAAGTGAAACTCCTAGTTTTGGGCAAAAAACTATAGATGCAGAACTTTTATTAGGATCTATTAACAGTGTTGCAACAGGAGACTTTGTTACAATAAATTCTAAAGGTATTATTAAACCAAAAGGAATTATAATAGAACACACTCTTAATAGTGTGGCGCAACGTGATAAATCAAAACCTTGGTGGCTTTCCGGAGGAACAGATTTTAGTTATCCGGTCCCTATAACAATAAACACAACTAGCACAGGTATACTTATTGCACAAACAGGAAACTTTAAACAACCTGCTATGCGTTTTGAAAGTTATGATAACAATCCATTAAAAGCTGGGTGGACTACTTTTAACAGATTTCGAGGTACACCCGATAATCCTGAATCTTTAAAAAATGGTGACTTCATATATGCATTTGACTGGATGGGAAAATCATCAGATGAACCATGGGAATGGGGAATGGCTCAAACTGCAATTATAGATGACGATCCGGGTGAGGGATATTTACCTACAAGTATGAACTGGGTTACTAGATTAGAACCATTCGGTGAACCAAAGGTTGCAGTAAAGATTAGTAGTAATGGCACACTTACTACTAATTACGGTAGTGTAATAAATGAAAATTTAGAGTTAAACGTAGAAGAAGTAAAAAATGTTAACTTAGAAGATGTAAAATTTGTTAAAGTAAAAGTTAACGGTGAGTATAGAGCAATGCCTACTTATTCATTTGGATGAATACCAACCTCTTCAATTTTAATATCTTTTCCTTGCCATGACCAAATAGTATGATCGTACCAAGTATGAGATCCTGTACTTTGCGATTCGGCAAAAATATACAAACTTGTTTCAAGTTGAACTATCTTCTTGCCATCTTTCCAGTGACTTATGTAACTTAAACATTCTTTAAATTTAGACATTTTTCTTTTCCGTATTCGCTTAAATTTTTTATAGTATCAAATAATAATCGTTCTGTCTCTAAACTGTAATCTGTTCTAGATCTATATGCATTGATTATACCTTCGGCTCTGCGAAATCCGTTAATGCTTGATTTCCAAAATTCGGCTGCATTATCTAAGTCTAACGCTGTATCGACTTCAAAGAATACACTATCTTTAAAATAAAAATTTTCATTTACAAAGTGGTTTACTAAAACATGATTTGGACTGTAATATGCAAGATTCTTTTGTTTACATTGTACTCCTAAGTTATAATATGCATCGACTACTTTTTTAATATATGATTTAAAGTCTTCAACAACATTATTACTATTCGTCATTATATTAAATAACATATAAGGCGGCGGATAACCTAACTCGCCTGGGCTACTAAAATAAGTATAGATATATTGTTCACCTTCTATTTGAACAGATGAGTAATTTTTTAATGTAGGAAATTCAGGCATGGGATCTAACTTTTGATAATTTGAAATACCCCTAATTTTATTAGGATGGTATTCTTGCAAACAATGCATGTCTCCGTTAACTTTTAGACAATGAACATATCTATAGCTAATTGTTTTTATTTCCTCATCGGTTATGTCCCACACACAATAATCAGGTCTATCTTTATATATGTAAAGCTTAGTAATAGAATCTCTTGGATTTTGTTTTACAAACTCGTCAAATGTTTTTGTCCAGTTATCAAAGGTATAACATTTATCAACTATTATTTGTTTTAAATCTTCAATCAAGGTATTTCCTTTTGACTTATTTGAAGTACAATTCTAGGTGTAAGTCCTATATTAACACTTCCGTGTAAGTCATTGTCTTGATCGTACCTAAACAAGTCACCTGACGCATATCCGCTAACAAATTTATTTTCGTGTATAAACACATGCCCAGGTTCATAATCTTTCCATGGCATCCAAAATCTATAATTATTGTCGTGTACATTTACAGTATCTCTGTGTAGCGGCATAAACTGTCCCGGCATCTGCTTTACTATCCACCAGTCTCCTTGTAAATATTTGTTAAGCTCGCCCATATCTAAGTCAAAAGGACAGTTACGATTATCAAATATTTCAGCCATGATTAGATTATTTCCATACGGACCATTAGTAAACATATCGGCTTGGTTATCATCTGTGGCTAGTGTTTGGTCTACATTAATTTCAACGTCATCATCTTTGCCGTCATGATCTTTCCAAGGACTAATCTCTATACCCTTAGTAGAAATTAATGTATCTATCCATTCTTGTTTAACTAAGTGATTAAAATTACCGTAAAATTTCATATAAGTGCTCCGCATATTTTATATGAGCATCTTTATTTGGATGCCCCCAGGCTAGTCGTTCTTCACAAAAAAAATCTAAACCTTTATCTGTTAAAAATTTAGATTTACTTTTTTCGTATAAATCTAATATTATAGGCATAGATGAAATAATATTATTATTCATAGCAGGAACAATATTTATATTGTAGTATTCTAATACTTGTAAGTTTTTGACAAAATCCCAAGATATTCTGTCATCCGAAAACCAATCTATTAGTGCCTTGTCAGTCTGTTCATTAATAACAGGTTTTATATCTCCTGTATCTTTTACTCCTAATAAACCTTTGTACGGCCATAATAATGATGGTAACTGAAAAGATTCTACAGTTTTATTAAATATTGCATTGCGTGTTGCTTTAGTGAGTGAGACAATTACTATATCATTGTTAGTAAACTTATAATTGTTTTCAAAAACTTGATATACAATTTTATCTAAACTATTTCCGCTTTCGGCATAATTGCAACATTGTAAATTTAGTTTATCTGCTAATAATTGCGGCCAAGATATTAGTTTTTGTTTTTCTTTTATAGCGTTGTATTCTTCTTGTAGATTCTCAGTTTCTAACTTTTTAAAAAATTTACGTGGATCATCAGACGTTGCTAATCTATAGTCGTTAATAGATAATTCGTGTGCTAATAATTCTTCACCAGTGGCATAACTACAACCAAATACATATAATTTACTCATCATATATTGTAAATTGAAACGTTAGTCTTTCTGATAGCCCTATATTTGCTGCGCCGTGTATTGCAAATGGATCATCGAATTCATATACATCGCCTGCTTTATATGGCCCAATTAATTTATCATCGTATATTAAAATATGACCAGGTTCATAATCTTTCCAACTCATCCAATAACGTACACAATTTTTTTCAAACTTTGTTGTTCTATCGCTGTGTATAGGAAGTACATGACCGGGCTTATATTTAAATAGATTAAAATAAGTTCCGCTAGTTCCATCTTTGTATGTAGTTACCCAAGGCGGTATACCTATATCAAATGGAAAGTTTCTCCCGTCAAATATATAATACATTAAAGACTTAACATCGTAACCTGCATCGCCGTACTTTTTTTGAAAATCACAGAACTCTGCACGTTCTCCTCTTTCAATTGCACCTTCAATGTCATTATCAACAAACTCGGCTTTTGGTTGCTCTATGCCTTCATTCTCGAGAGCATATGCAATCCATTCGTCTTGTAGCCAGTCTCGATAATTTCCTATATACTTCATTGTTCTTCCTCATATAATGTTACTTGTAAAACTACACGAGGTGTTAAACCTATATTTGCTGCTCCGTGTAGACCTTGTGCATCGTCGTATTCGTATATATCACCCTTTTTATAGTTTGTTACTATTTCATCTTGAAACTTAAATATATGTCCTATTTCCCAATCTTGTAAAGGGATCCAAAATCTCTGAGCATTTTTTTGTACAGTAGTGTGCGGGTCAACATGCATCGGCATAAAGTCTCCTGGCATCATTTTTGTTAACCACCAGTGTCTTGATCTTCCACATTTATGGAATTCTGGTAAATCAAAAGGACAATTGTTTTTATCAAACATTTGAAAGTAAGTAGCTGTTGGATCATATCCAGCATCGATTGCTTTTTGCCACTCTTTTTCTCCTTCAGGTCCCTGCGGCTTTCCTCCGTCTCTCGGCCTATGCAATCCTTCGTTTTCTAAAATTAATTTTCTCCAAGTATCGAGTGTTTCTTCAGATACATCTAAATTCTTCATGTTATCTATGTATTTCATTTTTTACTTCATCCTTTTTATAATATGCAGAAACTTGCAATATTATACGAGTAGTCGAACCTATGTTTATTGCTCCGTGTAGTGCTTTTGTTTCATTATACAAGTATAGATCACCTTTATTATATTTGCTTACGGTTATGTCTTCGTATACAAATATGTGTCCTGGGTCATATTCTGTTAATGGCATCCAATACCTTCGTGTGTTTTTGTCGTCACCTCTTGGATTATCTCTATGGACCGGTATATATTGTCCGGGATACATTTTTATTATCCACCAAGTAAAGTCTTCATCTGGCTGAATCCAAGGAGGATCAATTTTAAAACTTAATCCATCCTTTTCTAAAAGTTGAAATTGTACTAAGTCAGTTCCGTAAACTTTATAAATTTCCTCCTCAGACTTATCCATCGGCTCACGCTTGCCGTTTTCAATTTCCTCAAAAATATTTATATTTTGAAACATGTCTTTCGGTACGGACAACCCGGGTGTGTTTGTTATTTCTTCAATCCAAGAAGGATTGATCCAGTTTTTATAATTTTTAACAAACTCCATCAATGTTCCTTGAAGGTTTATAGTCTACTATTTGTAAAATACATCTGTTTGTTGTACCTAAATTGCAAGCACCGTGCCAGTCACCTGCGTAGTCAAACTTATACACATCACCTTTTTTATAATTAGAAACTTCTTTATCACCTATAATAAATATGTGTCCTGGTTCGTAATCAGTCCAAGGCATCCAATATTTATTTATAGGTATATCAGGTTTTGCTCTATCAGTATGTACAGGCATTAAGTCTCCTGGTTTCATTGTACTAAACCACCAAGTAATGTGTTTACCTTTATAGTCTAAAAATGGCGGAGGATTGTCTAAAAGGTCAAATGATAAATCAAATTTTTCTAGTAGACTAAAATGATTCGCATATACATCATATCCTGAGTTTGTATACATGTCATATTCTTCGCCCATTTCTCGATCCGGATCGAGATAATCTATATGTATCTTTGCATGTTTAACTGCTTTATCATTAGGATCTAATGTGTTTAGATGTTCTTGTATATTTAGATAATCTTCCTTTGTATGTATGTAACTTATGTCTTGTATAAATTCACGTAGTATCGGATTAAATCTTGCTTCATTTCGCAAACTATGTTTTGGCATTTCAAACCCAGGATTTGACAACACTTCTTTACACCAGGTATCCGGTATCCAATCTGCATAATTACCAATATATTGTATCATTTAATTTCCTCTACGGAAATACTTATGTTTTATAAATTAGTTTCTATGTTAAATCGAACACTTAATAAGTATCTAGGGTGTTTTGAAAAATTTGTAACACTATGTGGTGTAGTTACTTTTACAACTTTTGGTTTATCTATAGAACACTCGTCTATAACTTTAGGATTACCTATCCATATTGGTCTTAAATGTTGCGAATCATCTGCTGGTAAATTTGGTTTATTTGTAGGAGTTGCGTATCCAATGTCATAATTACTATCATACCAATACATTGTTGTATCTTGGCAATTAAATATAGGAATATTTAATGCCCAATGTTGATCCGGTGTAGGAGGATTATGTCCATCTATATGAACTCGTAAACTTTCATTTCCGCTTAACCCACCTAGCACACATATTTTAATTTTTGGATCTTCTGAGAATATATCGATGATATCATCTATAATTTTTTCTCGTAACCAGATGATATCATTGTCTGTTTTATCAAATACTGTTATTGATTGCCCGATTAGATCTTTATTAATATACTTGCTAAAACGTTCCTGTATATCTATAAAATTTTTTAAATCTATATCATAGTGTAAGGGCATTAATATTCTACGACTGGAACTTCTTGTCTTTTATTTGTAGGATATAAAATTTCATCGTCAACTTGATGTTTTCTGCGGCTTACACCTTCTTGTTTAAACCCTACACCCATTATCAATAAAGGATCATTCTCTAAATTTAGTGCTTCTTTAACTTTTACATGATCCATACTTAAACAACAACCAGTTGCATAACCTAACATCTGAGCAGTTAAATTTAAATAACCAGAAACTATACCTAAAGCTACATTTTTATCAAAATCTTTCGGTTCGTCAGCAATTCTTTTTTCTTTAAAGTGTGATTCTACTTTATAATAGTCTTCAAAAACTACAACAAGATTTGCTAATGTTTGACTTTGTGTAGCATCTCCCATTTCGTGATATTTGTCTTCGTCTCGTGGATGCGGATCAACTATTTTAGTACCATCTTCTGCAATAGCGTACGGTGCACCGTGTGTTGCTGCGTGTACTTTTTCGATAGTCTCTCTATCTTGTATAAAGTGAACCTTATAGAATGCCACATTTTGTAAACTAGGAGCTTGTGTTAAGCTTGTTTTAAGTATGTCTAAATCTTCTTGAGGTATTACTTTATCTAAATCCCAATTACGCTGACAGTGTTGGCTGCGAATTATAGCTTTGCTTAAATTTTTTCTTATGTCCATCTTGGTTCTCCTATACAGTTATTTAGTCATAAATATTCTATAATGTTCCATTTTAACGAGCTAACACAAATCCATCTTGAAATTACAAATCGCTGTCAAGCAAGCTGTCCTATGTGTAATAGAAATATTAGAGGCGGTTTAGATAATCCTTTAATAAAGAATAATGATTGGACAGTATCTGATTTTAAGAAAATTTTATCTCACAGTGTTTTAGATAAAATCACTGGTTTTTATTTCTGTGGAAATTTTGGCGATCCTATTATTAATAATGATTTAATAGATATGTGCAAATATGCAGTAGAGTATAAACCTGAAATAAACATCGCTATACATACAAATGGTAGCGCACGTACTACACAGTGGTGGGAATTGTTAGCCCAAACATTACCCAAAGATAGTAGAGTAGTTTTTGCACTGGATGGTTTAGCCGATACACATTCATTATATAGGATCGGTACTAGTTTTGAAAAAATTATTTCAAATGCTCGGGCATTTATTAATGCAGGAGGAACTGCTGAATGGTGTTTTATTAAATTTAAACATAACGAGCACCAAGTAGGAGAAGCAGAAAAATTAGCAAAAGAAATGAAATTTAAACATTTTTCAGTAAAGAATAGTAGTCGATTTATCGGTGAACCAAAATATGCTGTTTTAGATTCAAATGCAACTACTACACATTATATAGAACCTCCTAGTGATAACAAGATGTCTTTTATAAGTAACGATGTTATTAAAAACTATAAAGAAATAGTTAATAATAGTGAGATAAATTGTTATGTTTTACACACGAAGGAAATATATATTGATGCTAATAGGATAGTATATCCTTGTTGTTATCTTGCAAGTGTGCCGTTTACAAATATACCAAAAGATGAGACAACTCAGGCTCGAATAGATATAAGAACACAGCACGAAGAATATATTACAGATCTTGGCGGATATGATAATATTAATTCTTTACAAAAATCTATCGAAGATATTGTAAATGCAAAGTTATGGCATACAGTTTGGAACAAATACTGGTTTAAACAAAAAATGATTACCTGTGCAAGAAGTTGTGGCACAATTAAAGAAATATCAAAACCTTATGAGCAGATTGTTACTACGGAAACTATAAATGGATAAAATTAAATCTTACCAAACTGAAATTAAAAAAGTAAGTGGTAGTGATACGTTTTGTGTTCTTCCTTGGATACACTTAGCAACTCGACCAAATGGTGATATGCGATTATGTTGTACAGCAAATGCTAGTGGAGCAGGCGAAGACCATGAAGTTGGTTTAATAAAAGGAGACGACGGTCGTCCTGCAAACTTTGCTAAGACTACTCCTATGGAAGCGTGGAACAATCAATATATGCGTAATGTAAGATTAGATATGCTTAACGGAAATAAACCAGCAAGTTGTATGGGATGTTATAAAGAAGAAGAACAAGGAATTGTTAGTAAACGTATATGGGAAACTGGAACGTGGTATAAAGACGAAGGTATAGATATACCAGATCTTATTAAACAAACTGAAGAAGACGGCACTGTTCCTGAACAATTGCAATATTTAGATTTAAGGCTTGGTCATACTTGTAACATTAAATGTGTAATGTGCAGTCCGCACGATAGTTCTAAATGGGTACAAGATTGGAAGCTGCTGTATCCCCAGTTAGAAAATCCTGAAGTAAAACAACAAATGGGCTGGGAGAAAAAAGAATTTAATAATAAGTGGCATGAAAAGGACACATTTTGGGGAGAGTTATATAAACAAATTCCTAATTTAAAACAAGTATATTTTGCAGGCGGCGAGCCTTTAATGATAAAAGAACATAAAATGTTTATTAAAGAAATTATCCGCCAAGGCTATCAATCTAGTATATTGCTAAGATATAACTCTAATGGATTATTAGTAGATAATGAACTTATTGATCTGTGGAGTAAATTTAGAAAAGTAAAGTTTGCAGTAAGTGTTGATGCAATAGAACAGCGAGATGATTATATAAGATATCCAACTAAATTTGACGAAGTAAGTCGTACACTACATTTATTAGATTCAACACCTGATAATATACATGTTAGTATGGCAACCGCAGTACAAATTTTTAACATTAAACATCTACCAGATTTTATAAAATGGAAAGTTAATCAAAATTTTAAAAAAATGAATGTTGGTTTAGTTGGTGGAGTTCTTATGGGCGGCGGTTTAGTAAATATGCACTTGGTACATATACCTACATTTTTAAATATTACAATACTTCCAAAAGAAGATAAAGAAGATGTACACCGTAGATTTGCAGATTTTAAAGAGTGGCTTTGGAATAACTATACTCAAGATGACGATTATTGGAATGTTAATCCTTATGGTTGGAGACGCTGGGAAGCATTACTAGAACATATGGATTCGGTTGATAATAGTTATAGGCTTAGCGGTTTTAAAGAATATGTAACTAAATTAGATAAAATAAGAAATCTAAACGCCGCTTCTGTATTTCCTGAACTGGCACACTTGTTATGAAGTTAACAAAAATTATAACAACACGACCTTACAACGAATTAGATATCACATTCTGGCCAACTGATATTTGTAACTTTAATTGTTCATATTGCTTTCCGGGTAGTAAGGATGGCATATATAGATTTGAAAAAAATTTAGATATTGTATTAAACAAATTTAAAAAGTTATTTGCAGATTATTCTTCGATAGGTAAAGATAAATTTAATATTACTATAGCAGGCGGAGGTGAACCTACACTTTGGCCTATACTTGATCAATTTTGTTCTCAAATTACATTATTAGAAAATGTAAAAATTCAACTAGTAACAAATGGTAGTAGAACTTTAAAGTGGTGGAGTAATAATGCAAAATATTTAGATAAGGTACATTTAAGTTGTCATTCTGAAGACGTTGATATAGATCATTTTATTAATGTTGCAGACGTACTTACACAAAAAGGCACTGAAGTTACGGCAATGATGCTTATGGATGCAAAACGTTGGGATCTCTGTGTTAGTTATATTGATAAGATGCAACATAGTAAAGAACAATGGAAAATTTTAGCCAAAGAAGTAGTTGCTGCGCCTGGACATGATATAGATAGTTATACTAATGAACAACTAGAATACATAAAACGTTCTACTAAAAGATTTGTATTTTTTGAAAAGGATATAAGCGAATACAGGACAGTAGAAAGTTTAGGATTTTATGATGACAAATCTTTTCCTGCATATAATAATACCTATATAGCAAACAAACAAAATTATTTTAAAGGTTGGAACTGTAATATGCCTGTTGAACGGATAAGTGTCGACGCAGGACTTAATATAAAAGGAAGTTGTGGAGTAAACTTTGATAAACTAGACTCTATTATTTGCCCGCTAGACTGCTGTGATTGTCAACCTGATACACATATTACTAAGTTTATTTAAATTTTGTTAAAGGAATATCAGCAGCACAAGTACAAAATTTACGTGTGCAGTCTATATACTCGGTAGGGCGTGTAAAACTACCGTTGTAAATGTTACCTAAACTACCTCCTACTCGACAAGTTGCTCTATGTACTTCACCGTCCCAATTTATCATTAAACTTTCAATGCCAGCAGCACACTTCCATCCCTCAAATTGATTACGTTTTGTTTTAATTATGTCATTAGCATGTGCTAGTTCTTCTTCGTCAACAACACAATTTGGTTTTGCAGTTGCATTTACACTTAACAGCCATTCTAAGTCCTGTGCATCATATCGCATATCGTCAAACCAGTCATGCTTCTCTGTCCATCTAATTCTACGTAATGCAAACGGAATACCATACCCTACTAACCGTGCTGTTGCTTCTTTTACTCTTTTCATATGGTCATGATGAGCCATTACATTTACATGAAAGGGTATCTTCTGTGTATTCTGCTGATTAAACCAAAGTATGTTGCCTAATGCTCTTGTCCAACTTTCGTTGTCAAAGTGTAAACTAAAAACATAATGATCAACTGGTGCTTCTGCATACCATACAGGTTTTCGTAATCCGTTAGTTGTTATATTGACCCAACTTAGTTTTGATTTTGTATGTTTAACTAATTCTTCGAAGTGAGGATGTACTGTTGGTTCTCCGCCTGTAAAACTAATTCTCACAGGTTTATCAAATTCTTCTAATATGTCAACTGTATTTTTTAATGTATCTATATTAGTGTGTGGAGATGTCATGTCGTGTATCTCAGGAGGACAATACGCACAGTCTAAATTACAACGCTTTCCGAGGTTCCATTCAATTTTAACAGAGTCTTGATGCGGCCACCTACTAGTTACTTTATACATAAGGAGCAAACTCAGGGTTAGAATCTAAAAAACTTTGATTGCGAGTCTTGTCTAAAGCACGATTAAAATTTATACAATCTTGCCAATACTCACTTAGATCTCTTGCTTTTAAAAAATTAATGTTGTCGGCCACTTGCCTCTCAGTAATAGGTATAAGCACAGGATGATCTCGTACAATCGGATAATCACGGAAGGTCTCTTGTATGGTTTGTAAGTTTTCAATTACTTTCTCCTTTAATGCATTAGGCAATGTTTGTGCGCTTAATGGGCGTGGATAGTTTACTCTATGCGAATAAAACACAATGCCCATTTCGTTTAAAAAGTAATCTATTACTTTGTCAATTTGCATAATATTATTTGCTTGTACAGTAAACGCACCTACTACTCTATTTACATTAGGAAAGCTTTTAAACACTTTTACATTTTCTTCAACTTCTGTAAAATCACCATTACCTCTAATATATTCATATGTGTCGTGTATACCGTCTATGCTTACATTTACAGCAATGCTACGAAACTTAGGCCAATAGTCGTGTATAGTACGTCCGCCTTTTATGCCTAGCGTAGTGCCGTTAGTAGCATATTTTAGTTCAATGTTGTCTCCATACTCTGCAAGTCTGTCTAGTATCTTATAGTGGTACGGATCCATTAACGGCTCACCACCTGCAAATTCTACACGTCTAAAGTGTGGTAGTAATTTCTCAAATGATGACCACCAGTTGTCTGAGTTATCAAACGGGCCAATATATTTGCCCGGAGTGTCAGTAAGTTTGTCGATAATTGGAATTAAGATATTGTTTTCTTTTTCGTAAAAAGGCTTTACTTCATTCCAGTCTTTCCAACTAGTTGAATCAAGTGGGTTACACATTCGACATTTTAAATTACATAGATTGTTTAGTTTAATTTCCATAGTAGGAAGTTCAAACGGCATTGTAAAATCGTCTTGTAGTGCATCTAACGCATCTGGATATAAGTTTATACGTGCTTCGGGTATTACTCCCGCTATATGACGCTGTCGTAAGCTCTCTACACCCTGATCTTCTAAATCAAAACACGGCTTGCAAACATCAGGTCGTTCGTTGTTTAACACTTGCTGGCGAACTTCTTGCATGGATTTATTATTCCATGCATCTTCTAAAGATTCGTTTTGGATATAACCGATCGGCTGGCTACGGCAGCACACTTTTATAGCACCGTCTTCTCGTGTTGCTAAACCTGTAAAAGGGTGCATACAAAATGTACAACTATTTGATTTGATCAATAGCCCATTCTCTCTCTTTACACCAAAAACATTCATTACATATTGGAACAGACTGGCCTGGTGTATATGTTAAATAATCTATTTCGTCAAACTCACCTTCGCAACTTCTAGTTAAGTTTAGTAAGTCCTTAATATTATGTTCGTAGTATTGTTTTATAATCCAGTCTTTACTAGTATACACGAAAGGATGTAAAATGTCAACCCCCATATGCTTCATATGTAATGGTAAAACTCCTTCGTTACGTTCAGGAAGTGCGCCGGGTATATCTATATCTGGATTTTTGTTAACAGCAGCATACCATGCATCTAAATTATAAGTATGTGCCACCCATTCGTTATGAGCTCGTAATATTATTCTATTTCCAGGTTTAAGTGCTCCGTATTCGTCGGTAATAAATGTTGTATTAGGTTCTTCCATTTCTGGAGGAATAAAATTTTCTATATGTTCTATAGGATTTTTAAACCTTTGTCGGAACCATTCCACAACTTCGATAGCAATATACCTTTGCCATGGTCGAGTTTTCCAACAACGTATTTGTGTAGTAAAGTATATTTCTGCATTAGTTTGTGATAATATAAGATATGATAATAACGCACTATCGGCACCGCCACTTAAACTTATTCCTATACGTTTCCAGTTTTTGCTAACATCCATATTTTATTTACTTAAATTAGAGACATATAAATATGTTTATGATAAAAGATACACAATATAGTGTTGATACAAAATTTATCGATCAAGCACTCGACACTACAGATTTTAATACAGGTAAACATACATTAAACAACCCTACTGGTGATTTTTTCTATGATCCTTGGGAAATATCTCCTAAGTACAAAGGAACAGTGTGGGATTGGATATTAAGTACGCTTAGAGAACCACACGGTGAAGCAAGAATTATTACAATGGAAAGTAAGAGTAACTATGTTGGTCATAGTGATATTGATGATAGATGGCATCTAAATCTTAGCGGAATAGATTGTTATTTAATTGACATTAGTAATGAAACTATGCATAAATGTGTAAAAGACGGCAAGTGGTATTTAATGGATACAGGTGTTATACACTCAGCAGCTAATTTTGGTAATAGATACAGGCACCAGTTAGTCGTAAGAAAATTATTAAATAAAGTTAATATAACTGAAACTAAAACAATAAGAATTGTTCCTTTAATAAAAGATTTAGACGAAGTTCGATACGAATTTGATAAAAATTTAAGTCCTGTTTTAAATAAAGCAAATAAACAATATCAAATAAGCGATTTTAGATTAGAGAATGGATTACCCGTATTCAAGTGCGGGCAACTACTTTCTACTATAATTAAAAATAACTTAGGTACTTGTTTAGGAATGGAGACAGAATGAAACTTTTTATCGATAACTTAGCAGATAGAATAGATCTAGATGCGCTTATAGACACTTGCGTTAAAGCCGGTGGACATGAGCAATACGGGCCAAAGCCCATCGAAGAAGGTAAACATTATCATGAGGAGTATATACATCAAGTAAATTTAATGGAAAAGGCAGGATACTTAGGTAACGGACAATGTAGGTTTAAACATTATTATCCTGATCAACAGTTTCCTAAAAGCATTTCTTTACAAGTTGCAGAAGCAGCAGGTGTTGAACATTTAGGAAGTTTTATAAGTAGTGTTGATCCTGGATATTGTGCACCTTGGCACACAGATATCTTTAATAATTATTATAGAGAAATGGAAGACGAAGGTGTTGATATGCGTAGATTTGTAATGTTTATCTCAAAACCGCAACCTGCTGTAGGCTTTGTAATTGAAGATGAGTGCTTTTATATGGAAAAACAGGGTAATTTATATGAATTTCCGCATATAAAAAATTGGCATGCTGGATTTAATGCAGGACTAGAAACAAAATTTATCTTCACGCTTACTGGTAGGAAGTGATACTAATTTTTTGTGCAAGAATTTAATTAGCGGCTTGAAATATTTTTCTTCAATCTGTTCCTTCATAAGTTGTTGTTCGTCTACACCAGACATGTATTCGTAATATTCGCGTCCAGTTTTAAAACTCATTAGTTTATTAAAATCAAAATGATCATTGTCTATACAACTTATATAAAAGAAATTTCGTTTAAAATCTATATGAGAGTCTAATCGCTTTTGCCACTTAACTGCAAGGTCAGTTGCCTTCTCAAATGTATCAATATCAGTTCCGTCATTTTTAATCCAGCGCCACGGTACATCTTCGTATGGAAACTCATAGCCGTATTTTTCTGCTTCTAGTTCAAATGCAGCGTTAAATCTATGTTTTGTAAACTCGGTATGTTTTATTATACGTAGGGGTGTTGTGTTAATGTGTCCTACCGGTCTATCAGGTCTATCAAAATACTTACAACTATTCTCAAATGCTTCTACAGTATCTTTTGGCAACCCGCAGATCATCCCAGTCATTATCCAAGTATCATGACCCCATACCCTAGCACACTCTTCTAACGTATCAGTAATGCGTTTGGGATCCATCCCCTTACCAATAACTTTACCTGCTTCTCTATTAAGTGTTTCTATGCCAAAATAGACTTCTCTTATGCCTATATCTTTTGCAAGTTGAATATGATCTCTATTATTAACTATAATGTCTAATCTCATGTAGCACCAGAATGCAGGCTTAAACGGTAAACGATCAACAACACGCTTCACCATTTGTAATTTTTCAGTACTATCATTAAACGTGTCATCTACTATTGTGTACTTCCAAGTACCAAAGCGTTTCCAATTATCCATTAGTTCATTGTATAAACATTCTTCAAATTTTAAATAATCACTTACACGTTTTTGTCCTATTAGCGGAAAACTGCAAAATTTACAATTAAATCTGCAACCTCGTCCTACTTCTAAAAGCAATGTTTCACTTGGAAGTATAAATGCTTCTGGTTCGTAATCTATCCTGCTACTCCTAAAATCCCAACTAGGCGATTGTCCTTTCTTGTCATAGTCAATAATTTTAGGATATGAACCAACATTGCCTTTTTTAAGATCTTTCATATAATCAACTATCATCGTTTCGGCATGTCCGATAAAAACATTATCTATACCAGGAATGTTAATATACATAAACGCCTTAGCTCCGCCTAATATAATTTTACACTTAGGAGATAAACTTTTTATCTTATTAAAGTATAAGTCGACGTTTGGTCCTGCAAACTCCATACTTAAACTGTCTAATTCATTTTCACTATTTGGATTAAATCGCATAGATGGCTTACTTGGTTCTCGATGGCTTGATGATCCGTCTGGTAATATAAACGGAAACCATGTACTACTAAATCCTACAGCTAATGTATCTTCATTCATTGCAAGATCGAGTATTTCACAAAACCTGTCGTAATTTATATAATTTGAAAAGTCGATTACTAGAACAGAATAACCATGCTCACGTAATTCTGTAGCAATTCTATGCGAACCACTAGCCCTAGAATAAGTTTCTAGGTCAGGCATATCTCCAAATAATATTATATCATACATACTAGTAATTATCTAAATGATCTATACCTAATTGTTTTCTAAATGATTCTGTAAACTTACCGTCTATGCGCAACCCATAAGTTGGCGACATCACTCTGTTACCACCGTGCCAGTCTTGATCATTCCAGAATGCAGCGCGAGTGTTTATACCGTGTTTCATCTTTTTATCAGGATCCCATATATAAAACTGATTCCTTGTATCTGGACGTATATGTATAAATTCGTTATTGTGTGGCTCGTACCTATCTTTAGGCCATATACCATTATGGGCGCCTAAATCTCTATGTTCAAACGGCAATCCATCTGCTTCGCAATGAAAGAACATAACACGACCAAATGATTCAAATATCTCATTAGTTTTAAAGTCTTCTAGCCATTTCATTACATTAGGAAAGTATTCAGACTCTTCTGTTTGCTTTTTTTCACCTGGTCTGTCATCCCAGTCGCCTTCTTCATATAGAAAATAATATATGTAAGGGTCGTATGCTTCCATTGCCATTTTCAAATAACGAGTTATTAGATTACGTTGTTTATAATCCTTAAAGTCAGTAGGCCATATTTTCATACCTTCTATTTTTATAGGATCATCATCTGGTAGTGCTTGAAATTCTTCCATTGCAGCATATATAGGTTTCCAATTGAGAATATAACTCATATCTTTAAATTCAAAACCAGGCTTCATCCAAGTGCCTTCTTTTGCAAACCATCTTGCTTCGGCAAATCCTCGAATTATTTCAGGTTGTAATTTTTCAAATGTCGACATATCTATATATGGTTCTACATCAATATATGTATTACTGTTGATTCCTTTAATCACTATAAATTTCCTTTGCTTGATTTATAAAACTATCTGTATAATTTGTTCTAAAACTCTCAAAACATAAATGTTGTAGAACAACTAGTGGTTCAGGATCGTTCCAACTTATACCCATTGCTTCGACTTGTT